CTTCCTATTTCGAGGCTTGGCACGGAAGTTTATAGTACGGAAACCGTGCTAAGGAATTTTTTGATGGAGAGGCTTGAGACTGCCCCTATTTGGAAAACAACTAAAAAGAAGAAAAAACGAGATGGAAGAAACAAAGATGGAACAGTATAGAGCCGGGAAAATGGTTAAATTTATCTGTTCGAATTGCGATTATCCATTAAACGATATATTTTATGTTCCAGATCTGATTTGCCTCATATGTGGGGAGATTGAAATGACTCCTGTTTCAGTCCCTCATACTCATCGAGTTGACGATGTTGAAGCGGAAAATATCGGGATCAGTTCTGTCTTGGTTATCAAGGAATCACATATTGCAATTCACACATGGCCATATTATCAGGCAGCAAGAATCGTCATTGATAGCTGTAAAGATTTTTCAGATCAAACTATTTTGACCTTCCTTCAAGAAAAATTAAAAACACAAAATATAGAGGTAATAAAAGAAGAATCTCATTCATGATAGACATGACTTTTAATGCTTTTTATTTTTTTTGAATTGACACCCTACACCTTACGTGCTAGATGATGTATAATTTGGAATAATAGTCTTTTACACTAAAGACTTATCAGCCAAGCTTCTTGCTTGGCTTTTTTGTTATCTGCAATTGGAGTGGAATCATGAGGCGTATTCAAGTTAAAGACATCAAAATCAATCGTCCAACCAATTATCGTGAGCTTATGCAGGCTCATCGTGGGTATGGTTCGTCTAAGGATGAAGATGGTCTCAATCTTCGCCAGAGAAAGTTTGTCGAATACTACATGGAGACTGGTAATCCTGGCGAGGCTTACAAAATGGCTGGAGGGATCGATTATCAGGATCAACAAGTTACGAATCTTCGTGCCGCAAACATGTTGAAAAATCCCTATGTGAAAGAAGCCGTCAAGAAAAGACAGCAGCATTTTCAGAATAAGATGGAGATCTCTCAAGAACGAGTTCTGCAGGAATACGCCTGTATCGCATTTTCAAAACTCACCGATTATTATGATGTTACCGAGAATGATGTTATCATAAAGAAACCAACCGAACTTACTCCAGAGCAGCAAGCGGCTATTGCCGATATCTCCATTTTTGAAAATGTTGTTTCAGGTACTCGTCGCGTTGCAAAAGTCAAGCTTCATGACAAGACTGAAGCATTGAAGTCTCTGAGCAAGTTCTTGGGCCTGTTCGAGAAAGACAATAAGCAGCGATCCAATGTCAATATCAAGATCGATGAAATTCTTTCTGGTCTTCCTCCTGAAATTGCAAATGCAGTCAGAAATAAGATTGTAAATGAAATAAAACCAATCGAATCGTATAATATGGATAACAGAACTATCAATTAGGTCATTTTATGGAACAAGCTCAGATAGATCAGATAGTTCAAAATATCCTATTAAATTATCCTCCTGATTATCTAAAGCAATGGGCAGATAGTAATCAATATCTTAAATATCAGAGTGACCCGATAGGGTTTGGAAGAGACATATTAAAGGAGACTTATACTACAGATGTAGAAAACATGATGCTCTCTGTTAGAGATCATCAAATGACTGTTGCTATATCGGGTAATTCTACTGGGAAGTGCGTAGAAGAGAATGAACGCATTATCCTCTCGGATGGGACTCTTGTTGTAGCGAAGGATTTGATAGGCCAAAAATTTTCGATTTTGTCTTTTGGAGACGACTGGAAGCAAAAATCTTGTTCTGCTTTTGCATTTGATAATGGAGTTCAGCCAGTATTTAAAGTATCTATTGACGGTGGAAGAGAGATAGTTAGGACAGGAAATCATCCGTTATGGGCCGCTAGATTAAAGAAGACTAAAAATTCGAAACATGCTTTACTTACTGTTGTTGATATGGGATGGAAAACTATTTCTGAATTGTCTAGTGAAGATATCGTTGCTGTACCAACAAAACTCAATACCATTAGACATAATGAACAGGACGAAGACGATATTAAATTAGCTGCCTACTTATTAGCTGATGGTTGTATTATTAATGATATTAGATTTACTAAAAAATGTGGTATTGTTAAGAACGAATTCGTAGAAATTATAGAAAGAATGGGATGTATTGCAAAGAAAACTGCAGATCCAAATACAATAAGAATTACAACCGATGAAAAATATCATGGATATGATTCGAATCCTATACGGAATATAGTTAAGAGTTGGGGAATATTTGGTACAAAATCAAAACACAAAAGATTTCCAGATTGGATTTGGAGACTTTCTGACGACCAATTAGGACTATTCCTTAATAGGTTGTTCTCTTGTGATGGATGGGCCTATTCTAAGATTACAAAAAAAGGAAATAGGACCGAAATAGGATATTCATCAGCATCAAAAGACATGATTGAAGATGTTTATTTTGCAGCATTAAGACTTGGTATTAGAGGTGATATTGTATACAAACTTGCCAAATGTGACGGTAAAAGTTTCGATGCATGGGTATGGACAATAAGAGATAAAGTCAATATCGACTTATTTAATAAAAATATTGGTCTTTTTGGAAAGCAAGAAGCACTTGATAGATGTGTTGATATTAACAATGATAAAACCAAGACATTAAAATGGCCATACGTTAATATTCCAAGTGGATATAAATGGGAAAAAGTAAAATCAGTAGAGTACATTGGCGATAAACCGACAGTCGGGATAAGTGTTCCGACTACCAATGTTTATTTAACAGACTTCGTTGAACATAATACGCATAGTTCTGCTAGTTTGGCTTTATGGTTTTATTTATGTCACCCAAGCTCTCTTATATTTACTGCGGCAGCACCTCCTTTAGATAATTTAAAACGTCTTTTGTGGGGAGAAATAGGAAAGAAGATATCTAAATGTAAAGACGATATATTCAATGGACACACATACAATGTAATGCATTTATGTGACAGTGAATGGCATTATATTACAGGTGTTGCAATTCCTCAATCGGGTGCTCCAGAACAAAAGACAGCAAAGTTCTCTGGGAAGCACAGTCCGTACATGCTCTTTATAGTGGATGAAGCAGATGCAGTACCAGATGAAATATTTACAGGTATCGAAGGTTGCATGTCAGGTGGCCATGTTCGTTTGCTCTGTATGTTTAACCCCAGAATCATGGCTGGCTATGTCTATCGCAAAATTAGAGACAATCAATGTAATGTGGTTCATCTGTCAGCCTTCAATCACCCCAATGTGGTAACTGGCAAGGAAGTCTATCCAGGGGCAGTTTCGAGAGAAATAACAGTAAAACGAATCAATGAATGTTCCATTCCTCTTTATGCTACCGACGAGCCTGATCAGTACACATTTGAAGTCCCAAAATTCTTAGTTGGATGTACCGCAAAAAACGATAAGGGAGTTGTCTACCCTCCTCTTCAGCCTGGATATCGAAAGGTTACGGACGCTCGTTTCTTCCACCAAGTCTTAGGCAGGTTTGGTCCACAAGGAGCAAATCAGTTAGTTCCTCAAGACGCTATTGATCGAGCAAGATATCGTTGGGACGATTGGGTAAGCAGACACGGTGAAAATCCTCCTGAATTGGTTAGGCCGATTTATGGCTTAGATGTTGCCGACCTTGGAGATGACAGCAATTGTAGATGTAAGAGATATGGGGATTGGGTAGCAAGATTTACTAGTTGGAAAGGTATTCATCCTAATGAGTCTGCAGAACGTGTTGCTGACGAAGCCAAGATTGACAGTTCACTTAATGTGAATGTGGATTCGATTGGTATTGGGGTAGATGTCGCCCCGTTGCTTAGAAAAGCAGGAGTCAAAGCTTCTGGAATAAATATAGCAGAAAAACCTACCAAGGAGTATAAGAAGGACGAAAAGAACGTACTAAAGTTCTTTAAATTAAGGGATCAACTCTATTGGGATACTGCAGAGTGGATTAAGAGTGATTATTCAATGCTTCCTCCAGATGAAAGGCTTATTGAGGAAGCAATGTGTATCACTTACGAAGAAGACAAGACGACACGAAAGATCCGAGTGCTGTCAAAGGATAAAATGAAGGATGCTTTAGGAAGAAGTCCAGATCATTGGGATTCGTTGACATTGACATTTGCACCAAAACCTAGATCTCCAAAGGCTAGGATATTATGATGTGTTATCAACCACTATCAGGATCTTGTCCTATTTGCGGTTCTGAATACGATAAGATAATCCATGGTGGTTTGCCAATGAAACTTTGTAAAAATGAAAATTGTAGTTGTATCTGGGGATTTTGGAGTTGGTGGTTAAATGTCATTCCATTTACCGGATGGCTTATTAAATACGAATCTTCGTATTGGTCGGCATTGTGGTTTTATCTTTTCGGAGACGTAGAAGGGGAATAAAGATGAAGAAAATCGTTTGTATTATTCTTTCTATTTTTATGTTTGGTTGTGTTGGTTCTCAAGTTATTAGTCAAACTCAAGTTAAAACATTGGCAATGGATGTCGCATACATTGCATATCAGGTTTCTCCAGAATCTAAGATGTATATTGACACTATTTGTGCATTGAATGATAAGCTTGGAGATAATACTTCCATTAGAGATGAAATTAAAGTCCTTGTTGAACATGTTTGGGTTGAGTCTTGGAGGCTTAACCAGATTGGATTGGTGTTGGCAGTCAACAATCTCGTAGCACTTACTGGATTGGCTGATAGTGCGAATGTTGCGGTTAATAAATTGGAAGATTTGGTTTCAGGTATGTGTCTTGGAGCTAAATTAGCTGCAGAGCTTGAATGATATGAGTTCCATTTTTGACGATGTAGTAAGAATTAATGGTAAACTTGCCCCGTATGAGTGTTATTGGGATTTGCCAAATGAAGAGGTAGACAAACTATCCAATGGATGTGGGCCTGGAGATTGGAAAATAGATTTAGTTCCAGACTCACTCTTAGGATGTGATTTTACAGAATCTTGCAATATACACGATGTGATGTATCACTTTGGTAAGGACAATGTAGACAAACAACTTGCTGACCGTGTTTTCTTATACAACATACTTTACGATGTCGATCTCCATTGTTCTAATAGTGGAATTTTGAATAGAATAGAAAGAGTAGCACTACGAGAATCGGCTTTCAGCTATTATCGTGCTGTAAGCGATCTAGGCAATAATTCATTTTGGAAAGACAAAAGTGAAAAATAGTAATCTTAAAATGAATCAATCTGGTATCGATATTATTAAAGATCGAGAAAAATTATATTTAAAAGCTTACTTGTGTCCATCTGGAATTCCCACTATTGGTTGGGGTCATACGCTTAAAGTCAAACTTGGAATGACATGTACAATAGAACAGGCCGAAGAATGGCTTAAAATCGATATCGAAGATTTTGAGAAGGCGATATACAATACTGTCAATGTAGATCTTAATGAAAACCAATTCTCAGCTTTGGTTTCGTTCGTATTTAATATTGGATATGGTGCATTTGTAAATAGCACTTTGTTAAGACTTCTCAACCTTGGAAATTACGAATCTGTTCCAGAACAATTGAGAAGATGGAAATATGGGTCTGTCAGAGGAGTAAAAACTGAACTTCCTGGTTTAGTTATCAGAAGAAACATGGAAGCCGAACTCTGGTCTAAACCTATAGGATAATCAAAATATGAGACTGCCATTTGGAATTGAAATCAGACGACAAAAACAAAGTCCAAAAACCGAAAAAAATCCCCTTCTTCGGAGATTGTTGTCTCCATTCCAATATGGTAAGTCATTACTTTATGATACAGACGTAACAAGGCAATTAAACGCCTACCGATCATGGGTTTATTGCGCTGCAGGATTAAATGCGCAGTGTGTCGCTCAAACCCCTCTTAGATTGTATTTTGCAAAACCCGCCAAGAATATCAAGACTATTTTTCCTACCAAGGCAGTGTCTGAAGAAAAAATTGACAATTTAAATAGATTCCATAATATATGGAAAATCCCCGCTGTAAGAAAATCAGTTGGAATAGAAGAGGTTGTTGAGCATCCCGTTCTTGATTTGTTTCGAACTGTCAATAATTTCAATAATAGTTTTGATTTGTGGGAACTTACGGAGCTTTATCAGGAATTGACTGGTAATGCGTACTGGTTGATTCTAAAAGACAAGAAGCTGAAAGTTCCTAGAGAAATTTGGACTATTCCTCCCGATAGAATCACACCTATTCCAGATCCAGACAAGTTCATTTCTGGATACAAATATGTATACGGCACCACAGAATATACATTTCCTGAAAGTATAATTATTCATTTTAAATTCCCTAATCCTCATAATATGTACTTAGGAATTGCTCCTCTTAATGCCGGTATTGCTGCGTACAATACAAATGAGAACATGCAAGTTTACAACAATTCAATGTTTCAAAATATGGGAAGACCATCTGGATTTTTTGAGACGGACGATGTTCTTGATGAAGAAGATTTTCAAAGACTTAAGACTGAATTGCACGATGTCTATTCTGGAGTTCAGAATGTAGGTAAAATGGGCCTTTTGGATCATGGCCTTACTTTCCAACAGGTAGGATTAAAACCTGACGAATTGGCATTTATCGATGGAAGAAAGGCAATCCGTGAAGAGATTTTTAATGTTTATGGTCAGTCTGTAAGTCTTTGGTCAGAGAATACAAATAGAGCTAATGCTGATGCAGCAGAAAGGCAATTTTATCGTAGAACTATCCGTCCAAGGTGTATTCGTTTAGCAGAAAAATTGAATGAAAAACTCTTGCCACGATATGATGGCAATTTATTTTTTGCTTTTGACGATCCTAGTACCGATGATAAATTGATTGACGCTCAAATTCGTAAAATGGATATTGGATCTGGTGTAGTTACAATAAACGAGTCTCGTAAGAAGATGCATCTTCCTCCATTGAAAGATGGTGACTCCCCGTTAATACAGATTCAATATGCACCATTAGAATCTGTTGTATCTGGAGCCACACTTAATAGTAATCCTGGAGCAACTGCTCCTCTTAATGAAGACAAGCCTAATAATAAACCACCTAAAGACGAAGAAAAACTACCTAAAAATGTAAAACCTTCTAAAGCATTAGTTGAGCATATTTTAATGTCTATGCTTGAAGATAAGATATACAATCAGAAGCTTAAACAACTTAGCAAATAATTGGAGTGCCAAATGAAGAAATTCATTTTATTTATCGTTTGTCTGTTTATCTCAACTAGTGTTTATGCCGGGCCATTTATTGCTGGTGGTGGAGCTGGCACTGGAGATATGGCTGAAG